CCCCAACCCACCCCCAGCCCCCAAGATCATGTCGACGTGACCGTCGACCCCCGCGCCGAGGCTGAAAAGGCTCGTCGGAAAGAAAGGATTGCGCTGTGCCAGGACGTGGTTCTGGCGTGGAATGAGCTGGCGTCCCGCTATCGTCTGCAATCGGTGCGTGACATCCACGCGGCTCGCCAAGCCGCCATTCTGGCTCGATCCGACGACCTGATGGAAATCTACGACTTCCCAGATGCCTTGGCCGGCTGGGCAGACGTGTTCGCCAAGGTTCGCGCTAGCCCGCTCCTGCGGGGTGAGGTACCGGGCAAAAACGGCGCAAGGCCATGGAAGGCTGATTTTGCATTCGTCACGACCAAGGCTTCGTTCACGAAGATCATGGAGGGAAACTATGAAACCTGAGCTCCGTAAGTCGAAAGTCGATAACGCTGGCGTGGGAGACGGCGGCGGGGTCGGCCCCCAGTTCGGCGTTACGAAGGAGAACTACGTCGACCGCGCTATGTCTGTGGTCCGTACGCGCGGAGCGGGCTTCGTCATCGCCAAGCCCAACAATGCTCGCCATATGCCTGTCACCGAGCCTCAGTGGGTCGCCTGGATGGCGTACTTAGACGAGAGGGGGCTTTCGCATGTAGCACTGGACGTGCACAAAGTTGGCACGGTTCCGTGCGAATGGCCGTGGGACTTCGACGGCGAGTATCCGATAGGCAGCCAGTATGGGCGTTTTCCCGCAGAGCCCATCATACCCAACAGCCGGGAGCGCGTGATGAAACTGTTCCGCACGAGGCTGGGCTACGCGCCATCTGTGGAAAAAGCGTGTCCGTAGTGTTGCATCTCAAGCAATTATCTGGCATGGTGCGCACATGGTTCTCTTCAACGAAATCGACCCCGTCGCCTGCGCTGCGCTCTCAGCGGTGCATGGGATGCATGTTGATGGCCGCTCAATCAAGGAGCTGACCCCAGATGACGTTCGCGAAACGATTGTCCATTTCTTCGCTGGAGCCGGTCTCTGGGAAGTTGCCCGACGCATGGCTGGATGGCCGGACGGAAGACCTCTTTGGACCGCCTCCTGTCCCTGCCAGCCCTTCTCGGTCGCCGGCAGGGGAGCCGGAGCAGATGACCCGCGGTATTTGTGGCCTGACTTATTTCGCCTCGCCTGTGCCGTCAGGCCCCCTTGCATCGTGGGAGAACAGGTTGCGGGAGCGCCTGGCGATGATTGGCTCGGCGGAGTGCGCGCTAATCTGGAAGGCGAAGGCTATGCCTTCCGGGCGGTTGAAGTCCCGGCTTGTGCCGGCGACGCGCCACACAAACGGTCCCGCAACTGGTGGGTCGCTGTGGACGACGGTCAGCGCGACAGACGCAGCAGGCCGTTCGAACCGTTACGCGCAGGGCGGCAATCCGCTGACGATGCAGATGACGCAGGCGTGGTGGGCCACGCCGATGGCGAGGGAATGGCGCTCGGATCATGGGAAATTGTACGGGACGAAAGGCGGATCAATCGCCAGGCAGATGCTGGAAGCTTCTGGATGGAAGCCTCCTGGCTCCGGTGCGCCGACGGGAAAGCACGGCGCGCCAAACCCGATCTTCGCCTGCTGGTTGATGGGATGGCCGGAAGAACTGACCTCTGGCGTCTTGCAGGCAATAGCATTGTTCCGCAAGTCGCGGCGGAAGTCCTCAAAAGCCTAATGGAGACAATCCCTTGGCATCCGTAGACCGACAGACCCCCGCAGAGCGCGCTGCGCAGGCCAACGCCATGTCGGTGGCGCTGGCCCAGCCACACAGGCAGGGCAGTCCTGACCCGGCGCGGGAGAGCGCGCTGGGGCGGTTCTGTCGGCGGATGGCGCTTGGGGGCCATTGCTATGGGGCTGGTATAGATTACCGAAACATCGTCTTGGAGAGCCTCCGGACGCGCGGTTTCAAGGTCCACGGTTGGGCCCCTGGCAATAGGTGGGTTGTTGGCCTATCGGATGCTCAGATCATGGCGCAGGCCACACTCGCCCGAAAGAGGGAGGACAACGCCAACGCTTTGCTGCGCCGCATAGATACGCGGCTGCCTGGGTGGATGCGCGACTTGTGCTATGAGGAGCGGGATTGCGAGCCCAGCGCTGGTGCGGCACCTACCCTGAAGGCTGGGCTCGCGCTCCTGGCGGACGCGTGGGGGCTTGCGCCTCGTCGTGCATGGGACGCTTGACAGTGCATTCCATGCGTGATAGGTTGGTTTTGTCGGTGCGGGAGAACTGCGCGCTTTTTCATACTTGGGGATCGTAATGGGCCGGCGCTGGGGCAACTCAGAGTTCGAGCGCGCCCAGCGTCCACCGTTCACGTTGAAGCACCCCACGGTCTCCCATGAGGCATTTGACTGGAGCCCGGTCAACCTTCTCGAAGAATTTGACGACGTGGAAAACGCCGTCCTTGACGAGGTTGAGCGGCTGCAAGCCAAGCGGCGCAGGTCGCCCATGCTGGACGAGGTCGATGACGACTAGGCATGACGCTTTAAAGACCGCAATGGAGATACGCAAGCGCGACGGCGTCCACTACATCGACGAGGAAAAGCCCTTCAAGCTGATCGCGGACGGTCCCATCGGGGACAATCTACAGCAGTTCATCGATGAAGCCTCAGAGGTTCTCGGCGCGTGCGAGGCACGCATTCAGTGAATTTGGTTGGCGAAACTCGAAGCAAGTGCAACGCGGCGATAGTGCCAATGGTGCCAGGGACGGTCACTCGCCAGCCAAAGCTAACCAGAAGGCCCCAATCAAACGGGGATGTGACAAATGCCACGAGGCCGCCCCGGTATTACGCCAAGGCTTAAGAAAAGCAATCCCAAAGCGGTATTAAACCTCGCCGGCCACATCCCAGGCCCTGGCCGTCCCAAGGGCAGCCGCAACAAGGTTTCCGGCGAGGTGAAGGGCCTCATCCTCCTGGCTCTCGCCAATGCCCATCCTACCGGCGACGAGGTGGACTATCTGATCGAGCAGGCGCGGGTAGCCAACCCCTCGCCGTTCATGTCGCTTGTGGGCAAGTGCGTCGTGCAGGAGCAGCACACCGAGCTGGACGGCACGATCAACATCAACGTGACCTATGATGACTGAGGTCAAGTCGCCCTTGGTCTCCGAACTGTCGCCGGATGGCGGCGTTTCAGCCGCTCGGCTGAATAGGGACCAGGGGCGCAACCTCTAAATGGACCTCACCTTCCGCGCCCGCCGCCAGTTCAAGCCCTACATGGAGAGGAAACAGCGCTACGCCATTATGGTCGCTCATCGCCGCGCTGGCAAAACGGTAGCAACGGTGCAGGACCTCATCATCCGCGCCCTCATGCTGCGGCTACAAGAAGGCTGGGGGCCAGGGAGATACGCCTATGTTGCTCCCCTCTATTCGCAGGCCAAAGAGATTGCCTGGGACTATCTACGACGCTTCGCTGAACCCGTCATGGTCGACGCCAACGTCGCCGAGCTGCACGTTACCCTTCGGAATGGAAGCCGTATTAGACTACATGGCGCGGACAATCCCGACAGGCTTCGAGGCGGCTACCTCGATGGCTGCGTTCTTGATGAATATGCCGACATGCGACCCAGCGTCCTTGGGCAAGTCATCCGCCCCATGCTCGCCGACCGACAAGGATGGCTCACAGCCATAGGGACGCCCAAGGGCAGGAACGACTTCCATCGCCTTTGGGATGGAGCCCAGACTGATCCGCGCTGGTTCAGCGCCATGCTGAGAGCCTCTCAGACCGGGCTCATTCTTCCCGAGGAGCTTGCCGACGCCGGCAAGGACATGACCGAGGAGGAATACGCCCAAGAGTTCGAGTGCAGCTTCGACGCCGCCATCAAGGGAGCGTACTTTGGCAAGGAAATTGCAGCCCTTGAAAGGGCTGGGCACATTGTCAGCCTCCCCGTCGTTAAGAGCCTACCTGTCCAGACTGCTTGGGACATCGGCGTCCACGACAGTACGGTGGTCTGGGTCTTCCAGACCCTCGGTCACGAAATTCACGTCCTTGACTGTATCGAGGGCTCCAACCGAGGAGCGCCCTGGTACCTCGACGAGCTCGACAAGCGCGGCTGGATGACGCCAGAGACGCGGCATTGGCTGCCGCACGACGTGGCCCAGCGGGAATGGACATCCGGCCGGTCGCGGATTGAGTTCCTGGCCTCGATGGGCCTCAAGATCGACCGCGTGCCAGACATATCGAAGCACGACGGCATTTCAGCCGTCCGCCTGATGCTCCCTCAGACATGGTTCAACGCCGAGACGTGCGGCGATGGCATCGAGGCGCTGCGGCAATACCGCACCGAGTACAACGAGAAGACGAAAGCTTTCACCGACCAGCCGCGGCACGACTGGACTTCGCATTTCGCCGACGCCTTCCGCTATCTATGCGTTGCGGCCCGGTCGCTAGCACCGATCAAGCGGGACGAGCCGAAGCCTATCGGTGTCAGCCTCGACCGGCTGACCTTCGACGAGTTCCACGACCTCACCGACCATCACGAACGGAGAGACCGCGTATGACTCTCGCCGACTTCCTGCATCAGGACGGCGAAAATGTTGTCGTTGCCCTCTTTGTCCTGATCTGGGTCGCGGGCTGGGCCTTCAGGCGCGATTAGTTACGGAGATACAGAGTATGACCAACGCCAAATCGTTCAGCGACTTCAACCACACCAGCCTTCCGGATATCGACCTCATCACGGAGCGCACCGACGAGCTGATCAAATTCCTCCGCAATGTCGCTCGCCAGCGGGGCCAACAGGCCGACTGGGACGCCGCCATTGCCATCACCACCTACGAGCAGGCCCGCACGTGGGCCATGAAGAGCCTGGGATGATACGCATCCCTTTGATCAGCGGCGACGAATACGAGGCGCTGACGAGCGCCAAGGCCGACCACCGTTGGCGGCCAGGTCAGCGCAAGCGGATCAAGCGGGGCTATTCTCGGCGGTTCAGGCGCGCTGCCGCGTCCGCCCTTCTCGGTGACTAATTGTCCAGTTTGCCCCGGACGGCTTTGACGAGCATGTCCAGCACGCTCCGATCCTTGGGGCTCTCTATCTCCTGGCCGCAAAGCCGCTGCACTTGCTCCCGGCTTTGCGCGACGCCCTCCGCAGTGAGGCCGAAGCGCAAGACCACCCGCCTTTCGACTATATCGCCGGCCTCGTTGCGGATGGCCTCCCATCCAACGCACCGCATGCCGCCGTCGCTGGCCCTGGTAATCGTCATTCCATCTAGCAGTGAGCTGTTCACCACTGTTGGATCGGATAGTGCAACCTCTTGGTTGTTGTCTTCTTGATTATCTAACATGTTACTTACTCACTACTTTCTGGCATGGGGTTGGCATATCAGGACGGGGACGTTCAGTAAAGGTTAACAGCGACTCAAAATTAGGTAGTTCTACCCATACGCAACTCAAAATTAGATGCGCCCCGTTATCCACATCCCCTCTTTACGTGGTGCATGTGATGCGTCATTGTGCACCCGTGGGCCGGTGAGGGGCTCTCCTGCCAAGGACGTCGGGTGCGCTCCCGAGCCACCTCTCGCCGGTCCACACTGAAGTGCATCACACGCAAAGGAGAGAACCGCATGTTGCTGAACGCCTTTCACATCGCCCTCGGCCTGCTTCTGCTGAACGGCGTCGTTGCTCCCGCCCACGCCGCTGACAATGGCGCAGAGCAGAGCGTCTGCAAGCGCCTCGCCGATCTCACCCAGCGCGCTAAGGATACGCACGGCACTATCCGCCCCCTGACGCACGACGAATACGAGTTCATGCGCGGCATCTACGCCCTGTATCCCACCACACCACCGGGCCTGCCTCCGGGTGACCGCGCCATCATGCTCTCGCCGCCTGACGGGGAAGGGTCGTCAATGATCCTCTTCGTCGACGGAACTTCGGTGTGTACGCCGATTGCGGCTCCCAAAGAACTACTCGACCTGCTCAAGGCGCTCCCCAAGCCCGGCGCTCATCTCGGCGCGCCCGCGTGAGGATACGCCACCTCGGCCTCGCCTGCGTCGTCCTCGCGGCCGTGCAATTGGCAGGGATCATGTGGTTCATGGCGCACCTGTGAACGCCTCCCTCCAGCCGCCTGAGCCAGCCAGCGGCCTAGTAGCCGTCTCGATTGTGCTTTGCGCTGCGGTAATTGCCGGCCTCGCTCATCACTGGGGCGAGGAGACATTGGCCGTGGTGCTCTACTTCGTCTGGCTGAAGATCAAATGATCAAGATCGACCGTTCAGCGCACCCATCCGACGCAGACAAGGTCGTGCGTGTGACCACCGACCAGGGCGTCGTCATCGTGCCAATGACCGAATGGGCCTTTGCTCTCGCGCATGTCGGTTCATGCGGTCCGGAGGGGCAGCCGTCCGACACGCCTCATGGCGGAACGCCAGTCGCCAATAGGATGGCTGCATGACCGACCTCGCGTGGTTCCCGGTTGAACTTGGTGACGGACGCATCGCGTGGCTGGAGGGGAGCGACTTCGTGACCTACGTCGCGCTGCGCCTTCAGCAGTTCTGGGGGCTCGTATGATCGTGGTATACGTCAGTCTTCGCTTCGCGCCTCATTTCCATGTTGTCGTGGGCCTCGACAAATATTACCGGAAATGGATAGACCATTCCCGTCCGTCGTGGATTGTTCCCGGCACGATTGACCCAGACGCATGAGCGACTTTCAGGGTTTAGCGCTAGCCATCCTTTTCTTGACTGTGGCCTTGATAGCGAACTCGTGGGTGCTGGACCGGCGCATCGCGGCTCTTGAGAGCGTTGCGTCCGAAGCCTTGAACTGGAAAAAGAGGATCGTGCGCCTGTAATGTCCGACGATCAGGGCGAGAGCCTCACCCCACAGAGCGATGACGTGGGGCAGTGGCTCTCACTCATCGATGAAGCCAAGAAGGACATGCGGGACTATTCGCGTCAGTGCGAGCGGATTAGGAAGAAGTACAGGTACGAGAACAGCTTAAGCGCCAAGCGCCGCAAGTTTCAGATGCTCTGGGCGAACCAAGAAATCTTGAGGCCAGCAGTCTATGCAAAGCGCCCCTCTCCAGCAGTTTCTAACCGATGGAAAGACGGTGACGTTGTTGCCAAAAAGGCAAGCGAGTTGCTCGAAAGAGTTCTAGATTTCCAATTTGACACCATGGACTATGATCATGCCTTTAAGCAGTGCCGCGACGATTATCTTCTCTTCGCCAGGGGTGTGGTACGCCTCCGGTATGAGCCGGTATTCAGGACCGACGAGGTAGACGATGAAGATGACGGGTTCTCAGCGGCTAAGCCCGAAGGCAACAAGGAAGTGGCCGATCAAGGAATGGTCGGAGACGATAATTCTGTCGCCGGACACTCCTATGGAGACGCTACTGGCTCTGGCCAAGGAACCGGGAACGAGACTGACGGTGTCGAGGAACTTGCTCTCGAAACCGTCGCCCTCGACTTCGTCCACCTAACAGACTTCGTCCATCCTAAAGCCCGCTCTTGGCACGAGCTGCCGTGGATCGACTTCATCAGCTATATGAGCCGCAAGGCGCTGATCAAGCGCTTCCCGAAATGCGGCGCTGAAGTCCAGCTAGACACCATTGACGAGGGCGAGGATCGAGAGAAGAAGGCCAGCAAGGGCATCAACGCTCGCAAGGCCGTTGTCCATGAGATTTGGGACAAGGAAGAAAAGCGTGTCATCTGGCTCTCGCCGGGCTATCCGGACATTCTTGACTCTTGCGATCCTTATCTCAAGTTCGAGGGCTTTTTCCCGTGCCCGCGGCCTGCATACGGCACTCTCTCTACTGATAGCCTGGAGCCTCGTCCTGACTATGTGTTTTATCAGGATCAGGCAGAGGAAATCGACGAGCTCACGTCGCGCATTGGCGCGCTGACGGAGAGCCTCAAGCTGGTGGGCTTCTACCCCGCCGGCCCTTCGGGGGAAGGCGCGCCAGAGATCGAAATGGCGGTGCGGCCCGGCTTCGAGAACCGCATGATCGCGGTCAAGAGCTGGGGCGCGTTCACCAAGGGAGGCGGAAATACTGGTGCGCCAATCGTCTGGTTGCCTGTCGAGCAGGTCGGAGAAATCCTCAAGGGCTGCGTCGAGATGCGAAAGCAACTCATCGACGATGTGTATCAGCTTACCGGAATATCAGACATTATCCGCGGAACTACTGAGGCTGAAGAGACAGCCGCAGCGCAGGGTCTCAAGAGCCAGTGGGGCTCTCTTCGCCTGAAGGAGCGTCAGAACGAGCTTGCTCGCCTGGGTCGCGACGTTACGCGCATGGCGGCGGAGGTTGTAGCCAATCATTTCCAAGTCTCCACGATGGCCAAGTGCGCCAACATGAAGATTCCCGCGGAGGCCGAACAATACCAGCAAATCCAGCAATATCAGGTTCAGCTGCGGCAGTTCGTGATTGCCCAACAGCAGAAGCAGGTCGCGGCGGCCCATCAGGGTCAGCCGCAATTAAGTCCGCCTGGGGCCTCTCCCCCCGGTGCGGCACCGGGAGATGCCCCCTCGCCACAGGCTTCGGGGCCACCGCAAGGGCAGGGATCAGGTCCCCCATCTCCCGCTCCAACACCTAATGCGGGGCAAATGCCCCCTGCTCAACCCGGCCCGGCTTCTGGCCCCCCGGCGGCCGCAGGCGGAGCGGCCCCGCAGCCTCCTCAGCCTCCCCAGATCGTCCCCACGCAGGAGCAGATCGAGCAGTTGCTCAGAGACGGCGTCACGCGCCGCTTCCTGATCGACATCGAAACCGACAGCATGATCGCGACCGACGAGGACGCGGAACGTCAACAGTGGGCGCAATTCCTTGAAGCAGTCAGCAAATTCATCGTTGCGTGGGTCCCTCTCATTGAGGGACAGCCCATCCTACTTCCAGTTGCTGCGCAGCTATTACTGTCGGCAGTACGCCGCTATCGAGTTGGCCGCGAATGCGAAGAAGTCCTCGAACAGGCGTTCGACAAGCTGCAGGCGGCTGCGGGACAGGCCAAGCCTCCCTCCGGAGAGCAACTGAAGGCGCAGGCCGACCTAGAAAAGGCCAAAGCAGAAATCCAGAAAGCCCAGATTGATGCTCAGTCCTCCATGCAGAAGGCCAAGGCCGACGTGGCCATGGTGGAGCTCAAGGGCAAGCAGGCGAAAGAGCAGCATGACCTGAAGATGCAGCAGATGCAGATGGAGATGCATCTGGAGACGCAAAAGCTTCAGATGGGCATGCAAGCCGAGAAGGCCAAGCTGGGCATGCAGCACCAGCTCGAAGCGACCAAGATGCAGCATGCGACGAAGCTCGCCGATCAGCAGGCGCAGATCAGTTCCGCGCAGCTCGGCGGGCAGCACGTCCTGGAGACGCAGAAGACCCAGAACGCGCAGAAAACCTTGTCCCAGCAGGCGCAGGCGGACGAGACGAAGCTCGCCGCCTCGCAGGCCATGGACCAGTTCAAGACCAAGAACGCCATCGACGTGAACGATGCCAAGGCCAAGTCAGCCATGGCCCTCGCCGAGACCAAGACCCCCGACGCCGGTCCCGAGGCGAAGCCTGCTGGCGGTAAGCGCAAATTCAAGATTGGCCGCGATCAGTCTGGCCGCATGTCGGAGATTTCAGAAGCATGAGGCATTTTCGCTCCCTCTTCGCGATTGCTGCTCTCGCGGCCATATGCGCGCCGGCGCTCGCCAGCCTTACCTACTCGACGGCGGCCGGCAACGCTCGCCTAACCGCGGGGCTTATTACAACCAGCACCGCCGCGGGGGCTTCCCTCGACGGACAAAGCACCTTCGGCCTGCTGGTCATCGGGGACAGCTCTCTCTCAACCTCATGCACGGGTGCGCATGTCCTCGCGACAGTAACCCTCCAGAAGCCATCGTTTTCCGTTGCCTCCAAAGTCGCCACTCTTCTCGGGGTTCCCTTATCGGCCACCCCTTCTGCTAACGGCACGGCCGCGCTCGCGAACCTATGTGACAGCGGAAACAATCCAGTAGGCACCGGCCTGACGGTCGGGACGAGTGCCTCCGACATCATCGTCTCGACGACCTCGCTCACCACGAGCGTGCCGGTTTCGGTCACCTCCGGCACGATCACCACGCAATGAGCGGCGGGTTCTCCATCGGCTGGGATGTCTGTGCAGGGATCGACTACGGCGCGGTCACGGCGACCACACTGCCTACGCAGCTCACGGCGTCGGGGACAATCAACACCAAAGGCTCGTGGACGCAGATCGGCGCTGCGGCGACCTATGACATCTCACTGATACACCTAAGCCTCACGGAGCTAACGTCTGCCAATCAGTCGGCCCTGATCGACATCGGCATAGGTGCCGGCGGAAGTCAGCAAGTGCTGATTTCCAACATTCCTCTCCGCATAACTTCCGTCAATCCGACCTACGACATCATCCTTCCCCTCGATATTCCATCCGGAACAGCGATCTGGGCGCGCGTGCAGAGTTCGACTGCTTCCGGCTCCGCTCACTCCATCAAGTTCAACGGATACAGCGGAGGGTTTACGCACCCGGCCGGCCACTCTGGGGGCGAGGGGGTGGGGGTGGCGACCGCGACGAGCCTGCCGACCCTGCTTACAGCCAATGCTGCCGGAAATACAAAAGGCAGCTATGCGCAGCTTATAGCCTCTACGGCGCATGATTATTCTGGTTTCATCTTCTACGCCGACGCTGTCAGCGGGACTACCTACTTGGTAGACCTAGCAATAGGTGGGGCAGGTAGCGAAATACCTATTATGCCCAATATATACCTTGGGAGCGCGGCGGGAGCCATGTTTTACGCTCCTATCGCCATCCCGGCGGGCACTCGCGTCGCTGCACGATGCCAGTGCGCGGCCGCGGCAGCCGACACGGCCTATTGCGCCATTGTGGGGATGTTCCGATGAGCTGGACACTATCCGACAGTGGAACGACGACCCCCGTCGTCGGCACGCCCAGCACGCTCTTCACCGATACGAACAATGCCACCTTTCAGTTCGCGATTGACACCACGAACATGGTGCTGGGCGACCTTCTGCAAATTCAGATCAACTCCATCGATCTCAACGGAGGGTCGCAAATCCTGATGTGGGAAGCGTTTTACCAGCACGTCACGCTCGCGCCGCTCAAGGTCTCCCCGTTCATCGCTTCCGATCAGTCCATTCAGGTCGTGATCAACCAGCTCGCCGGCACCGCGCGCGCCTTTGCATGGAAAATGCTCCGCGCCTGAGGTGACCGATGGCGCTGTTTTACTATCAAGTTCCGCCAAAGACTGCCGTCACAGCGGCGCTAGGCACCACTGAAGCCCGCGACGCCGCCGCGTTCAATGTCAGCGACCCCAATCTCGTCACGCTGGCGACGACTGAAGCCAAAGATACGGCGGCGTTCAACGCCACCGACAAGAACATCGTCACCCTCGGGACGACGGAAGCCCAGGACACCGCTGCGTTTCAGGTCACATCACCCGTACAGGCGGCGCTGGCGACGACTGAGGCGGCCGATGTGGCCGCGATTGCCGTCTCCGATCCAAGCGCAGCCGCGGTCTTCGATTACGGCGGCGGGTCAGACTACTGGATCAAGGAATGGCTCAAGCGCCGCAGACAGGCGCGAAAGGAACAAGAAGAGAACACTCGGGCTGGCGTTGAGCCGCGTCTCGGCGGCCAGAAGGTCAGCGCAAGCGGCGAGAAACCGCTGTTGGGTCGCCAGCCCGAGCCAGCCCCGCCGGTATCGACCAGAATCGAGCCGGTGGGGCGCACATTCGCAGAGCTAAGACAGGCTCTAGAGACCGACCGCGCCCTCGAAGCAGAGCGCATGGAACAAGAGGATGAGGAGGCAGTCGCCTACTTCGTCGCACATCTGGAGGACGCATAAATGACAACGACAGACGTTTGGACAGCCCCGACCGTAACCTTTGACCAGCCTTCTTACGTCAAGGGGGACAAGATGACCCTGACGGTGTCAGGCGTCGTCGATACCCAGAGCGTGACGTCGAACCTTCCGCCCGCCATGACCAGCATCCTCTTTACTGCCGCAGACGGCTCAACGAGCACCTTTAATTTCGCGGTGCCTCCGGTATCGCAGACCATCGTTTCCTCGCCCGCTGTCACCATGACGACGGTCGTTGATAATTCCGGCCGCCTCTGGACGGTCAGTGGCTTAACTGCCACCGCGACGGCGTAGCCTTATGAGCACCGCCGCTCTTTTCTTCCACGCCGCCAACGGGTCCACCTACTCGTCGACGGCGACGGTCCCGCCTGTCGCTGGGGTGACGGTCCCGCTGCTCAGCCCGCTCAAGCTCTCCATGCTACGCGCATGCCTGCCGCAGGGCTATGAGATATGCGGCATCGACAGCCAGGTGGGGTGCGTCGCGCCTCGTGGCGGGCTCACGCCTGCCTCGACGATCCCGCTACGCAACGCGACCAACGGCACCGGGCTATCGGTCCTTACCACCTCCAAGACTGTCGAGATTGGCACGGCCATCAACGGCCTTACCCTAACCAACTACGACTTCCGCGGCTACTCGGTGGTCAACTGGGGCCAAGGCGTCAGCTTCATCAACTGCCTGTTCGACTTCTCGGGCCCAGCTACCTTCGTCGTCCAGAACAATGCCGGCGTAGGTGCCCTTACGGTGACGGACTGTTCCTTCATCGGCTCGTTCGCTGCGCCTGCACCCAACGGCCCTGGTCTTGGCGCGATCTCCGGCGACGCGGCTGTGTGTACAATCTCGGGATGCTTATTTCAGGACGTGCCTAGCCACGCCATCCACCTAGCTGGCGGCTCGGTCACCGGCAACTACTTCAACGGCTTCGCCAACGTAGTCGGCACCCATGCGGACGCGATCAGCGTTCCGTGCACTTGCGCGCCGGTCACGATCAGCGGCAACACCATTGACGGGACGTGGTGGAACGCCGCCGACGTTCTCGGCAACGAGAATAGTGGGCTCTACATCCGCACCGATGGCGGCGACAACACCCATGGCGTCACCATCACGAACAACGTCATTCTCGGCGGATCGGCTGGCGTTGACATCCAGCAGTCGACGATTGGCTACCTCGTGCCTCCCTTCACCGGGACGCAGGGCCAGTACGGCCAGATTAACAACATCAGCGTAACGAACAACTTCATGGGGTTCTGGACCACCGAGCAATTCTACCCGCTCAGCGCCAGCCCGAGCCCAGGCCCGAACATCACCATGACGCCCAACACGGTTGTTGACTATTCGACTCCGCAATGGTCCGCCGCGGCGTGGGCAGCTTATCCCAACAAGGCGAATGTCCTCTATAGCGGTGTGCCCCTCGCGCACCTTTACGGCGTCACGACCAAGCCAAATATTTTCTGCGGAGGCTTCGGCGGCCAGTACATCAACACCGCGGCCGGCCAGCCAAGCGTCTTCGTCTATCTCAGCCCAGGCGATAGCCAGCCTCAGCACCCTGATCTGATCACCGGGTTCAACCCTGCGACTGACGTGATCGACCTTAGCTCCATGTTCGCGTTCGCCTATGTCGGCGCGGGAACCCCTACCGGAGACGGTCAGGTCAGCTTCGCTGTGGTCGCCGGCTATACCGTGGTCAGCGTCTACATGCCCGGCAGCTACTACCCTGACATGCAGATCAAGCTTGCGGGAGCGCCCGCGCTCACCGCAGCGAACTTCGTGCTCTGATGCCCTCGAAGAGCCCGAAGCAGCACAATTTCATGGAAGCGGTCGATCACGACCCTGCTTTCGCCCGTCGCGCCGGCGTGCCGCAGTCCGTGGGACGCGACTTTGTCGCCGCCGACGCAGCCAAGTCAACTCCGGCTGCTAAGCTGGCTCACGCCCTCACAAGGAAACCGAAATGAGAGACCTCACCCCCAAGGTGCGGGCGAACATGCCTAAAAGCGAGTTCGCTGGCCCCGGTACGAGCTACCCCGTCCCCGACGCCGCCCACGCCAAGCTGGCCAAAGTCATGGCCGAGAAATTCGCGTCTCCCGCGCTGCGGGCCCGCGTCGACGCCAAGGCGAACGCTGAACTCAGGAAGAGCAAATGACCAATCCAGCAATGCCGCTAGTCATCGTGGTTGACACGGTGACGCAGGCGGGCTTCGGCCTCTCCAATCCCATGCCGGTCTCCCTCCTTCCGGTTGGTGCCGCCTCGTCCATCCCTACGCAGGTCGTCGCCTCCTCTGGGAACAAAGCAGCAACATCCGGCACAGCCGTCATTGCCGCTGTCGCCAGCAAGACCTCGTACATCACCGGCTTTGATGTGTCGGGCACTGGCGCGACTGCCACGAGCATCATCGCCGTGACGGTCGCGGATGGTACGTGGACGCAGACCTACGAGCTCGTGGTCGCCGCTGGCGTCACCGCAGCCGCGTTCAGCGTCCCCATTCTCAGCGTCAACTTCCCGGTGCCGCTCGCGGCCAGCGCTCAGAACACCGCGATCACCGTGACGCTGCCTTCGCTTGGGGCCGGCTCGACCAACGCCTGCGTTAACGCCCGCGGCTTCCAGCAGTAGGTCTGACCATGCCCGCTTGGCAAGTCTCCATCTCCCAGCAAATCAACTCACCGGGCACCTACGGCGTTACCGCGACCGGCGTCACCCTCACCCTGCCGGTCTGGGGTGGCTGGTGGAGTGGCGGCTCATGGAAGGTCAAAGACCTGACGGGCAACGCCAATCCTAACATCACCATCGTGGCGACAGGCGGCACTATCGACGGGCAGGCATCCGTCACGATTACGCAGCCTTATGAGAGCCTCACGCTCGACCCGTTCATGAGCGGCAACACTTGGACAATCTCCTAATGTCGAACTGGGTGAAGCTCGCAGCCGTCCTTGCGGGGCTTTTGCTTGTCCCGCTTGGTGCATGGGGTGCGTTCAACGAACCTCCGGGCCAGTCGACCCCGATCAATCCGCGCCTTGCCGGCGTCGGCATGCAAAGCGGCGGCGCAGACAATATCCCCTATCTCGCGGCGTTGCAGACGGCCATTATGCCGGCCAATGCCTCGGGGGGGGGGTTCGCCGTCAATTTCCCAGCCCTGCCGGGTCAAAGGCTCACCCCATATTATTTCAGCGACGAGGCGTCCATCTCGCGCGGCGGCACGTGGTCGTGCTCGGGCTATTCAGGCCCGGTGGCGCTATCGGGCGCTATTTTAGTTTTTGCTCCGGGCGTGGATGGATTTCGCTTCGAGGATACCCATACGTCCTCGGACGGCGGAACGAGCCAAAGCGGTACTCTTACGAATTGCCCAATCTATAGTTTGGGCTTCGGAACAGTTTCTGCATTTACCACCGGCGCTACGACATTAAGCCCGACAATGGTGAACGATTTTTCTTCTGCGGGCATTCCAACCCCTTCCTGGGGCGCTGGTGATGGTTTTATCCTCGCTGTTGGACAAAACCCCTACACGATCTCATCCGGCTCAGTCTCAGGCACGGCCCTCACTGTCAACACGATCTCGGCGGGCACAATTACTGTTGGGTCATCTTGGACCGCCACCAATGCCCTTCCGAACACGTACATCAGCGCTTGCCCCGGCGGCGTCTGCGGCGGCGCTGGCGTCTACACGCTCTCCCAAGCCCAGCCGTCCACCGTAACATCCACTACCTCCACCGGCTACAATTTAGCGTGGGCTCCTGTCGTGCCGCCGGGGGCTTACATCGACAGCGCCACCGGCACCGCTCCAACCCAGGTCATCACTCCACACGCTGGCTTTACGCCCACTCAGGGGTCAACCTTTGCCACCGCTAACGGCATTTGGCGGCTTCCGGCTAACCGGGCATGGACAATCACCACGGTAACCGGCGCTGGATCAAACACATTCACGGTGACGGCGGCTCCGGGAGCCAATCCCAACGCACTCCTTGAGCCGGGCGACTTCGTATGGTCTCAACCATATGCCGTCGGTTGCGTCGTCCTGACGGTGTCTGGAACTGCCGGTGCGCAAACTGTAAAGCTTTCGGACTCCGCTTTGCAGGTCAACACTTCAGAGCCTGCCTGCGACGCTGCTTCCGCCGGTTCATTCACACTATGGAAAATTCCTTCTGCTTTCCGGCCCGTTCCACAAGCCCAGGCTTGGAATAATTTTTTCTACAACTTCCCATTTGGCATCAATCAGAGTTCCGCAGCAGGCATGGTGCCTGCCCAGAACTCTACTACATCAATTTTTGTCAAGAATACATCGTGGAACACGCTTATCGGATTTCTTAATGGAGGCGGTAATACTGCCTCCACCTGGATCGGTAACGAAGGAGTAAACAGCTACTTCGCTGATTTCGTTGAAAACGGTGCGGTTGGTAGCTCTCATTTTGGTGACAACTCTAACAGTGTTGAAGGATCGCATTCACCAGCCTCCATTCTTGGCAACTGTACCAACGGCAACGCAACGTCTTGGTACGGCAACTATCTGGGCACCCCATCCCCGGCCCAACCATTCTGCATCCCAACCAACGGAATGTTGTTCCAGGCCCCTAACCCAGCCGTAAGCGGTAATCAGATATTATATAACCCTACTGGTGGCCAGCCCAGCACTATGCCGCGAATGGCTATTACGGGGGCATCGAATTTTGGCAACTTTGCCTTTGCGCCTGTGAACGGACAGCCTGGAGCGTACTTCAACTCCTTCACTGGGGCCCTTTATCCTGGGGGGATGCTTTCCAGAGACGGCACGGCGTTGCATGGCGTTGGCTATGCTTACAATAGCGCGATTGATGCTTGGCAATCCAATACGGCAAACACCGTAACAAACTCAACCTCTGCTGATTGCTGGATTGGTGCTGCCTATACCGGATATTACGGCCCGACTCTCAATGTTCCGTTGCATTGCTTCATGAACGGTTTTCTGATCGCTGGCCAGGGCATCGTAACTAACGGCGAGCGTCTGGTCGACGCTGGAACCTCAGCGCCAGCAGACGCCTCGGCAACGGTCACCGCAAGCCAAGCCTTCCTGTCGACCAGCACAAAGCTGGCCATTTCCACGGTCACGGGCGTCACGGCCCAGTACTCCATCGTCGACACCACGCTCTCCGCGTCCTCGGTCATTGGCACGGTCTCCTCGTCCAACAGCACCCAGAACTGGCTCACCTTGACGGCGGTATCCTCCATCGCTTCGACGGGCGCGGCTGATAGCCTGTTGGACAATGGCGTGACGGTGGTAGCGGCCCAGGACCCCTTCGGGGTTACGCAAACCATGATCCCGGTCGCTAGTTGCACGGGCATCAACAACGGCGATCCGGTGACCGACACCACCCAAGGCGGGGCGAGCGTTGGGACCGTCTCTGCCTGCGGCACTCATGCCACGCTCCTCGGCAAGATAGCCATGAACCACGCTTCGAGCGGCGCGGCCGACAGCTTGACCATTGTCCAGCGTCGTCAGGGCGATTTCCGGCACAACCTCACGCCAACCTCGGGCGGTCAGGGATGCTGGGAGGTCACCGACTACGCGGGCGGGGTGCGGCCGGGGTGCCCGATCTCCAACAGCGCGACGATCCCTGACTATACCGCGCAGACCATCCGCAGCGGCACCGCCTCCAATACCGACCTCACCGGCCGCATTACCCTTTCCGGCGGGACGGCGACCTATACCCTCACCGAGACCTATACCTCCGCGCCCAACTGCCTGACGGCCGACGCGACCACCCCGGCGAATGCCAGCTCTGTGAGCGAAAGCACGACCGTACTGACCTTCACCGGCACCGGGACGGACGTCATTAAGTACGAGTGCAACGGGAGAAACTGATGCGCGGCACCTTCGTCTACCGCGACGGCGAGCTCGTGCTTAAGCAGCACGCGGAGCCGCTCAATCTCGGCTTTCTGAGCCGCAGCGACCATGTCACCGCGCCCATGCTCAATCTCGACACCATTGAGATGCGCAGCATGGCGGACGGCAAGGTCTACACCTCGAAGAGCCACTACCGCGCATCCCTTAGGGAGCACGGCTATCGCGAGGTGGGCAACGAAGTCGCCGCGCACGTCGCCGAGGTTACCGCGGAGAAGCCGCGGCCGGCCGTCAAGCCCGACCTCGTCGAGGCTTACGGGATGTACAAGCAGGGCTACCGGCCCCAGGTAGCGCCTGCTTACGACCCGGATTTGGATTAAGCGCCGTCTCTCCGGCTGTCACGCCCTAGGGGTCTACTTGTCGTGGCGTCCTGCAAGCCAGCCGCTTGTACCGCATGCGCAATTGAAAGTCAAGACCATGGGCTGGGGCAGCGTTCTCGTCTCCCAACCCGTCATCGACCAGATCAATCGCGATCCTGATTTGTCTGTCCGCATGCAGATCGAGAGCCTCGGGCAGTGGGACCATGATGGCGTCTTCTTCGCGCGCGTCACGAGCCCGCTGATCACCGTCGATGGGTCGCACTATGACCTCGGCATTGAGGACGGGCAACCCGTGTTCCGCCGAGCCGACGAGTTCACGCCGGAATTTGAGCGAGCGGGCCGGGCTTGATACCGACTCGTGGAGCTACTGCGCAATAGCTTGATCCACCACAGCTGACTGGCGCGGGTCCCTCCCCGCCGCCGCTCGCGCGCAGTGCATAGCATACCACACCCTAGGCCGTCAACGGCCGCAACCCCAGAAAGAGCTATGGACCTCGAACAAGACGACATCAACCTCGTCAATGACGGTGCTTCCGATGCACCGGAGCCCGCAGAGCCCGAACATGTAGGCGACGCAGTCCGCGAAGCCTACACGCGGGCCCAAGAGCAGGCAGAGGCCGGCGACGACCCCGAGAAGCTGGAAGCGATCCGCGTCAGGAGGGCCAAGGACGGCCGGTTCGACAGGCGGGAGCCCGATGGTACCCAAAAGCCTGCGAAAGACGCGCAGAGCCCCTCTGAGGGCCTAGAAAAGCCTGCTGCGGAAAAGCCCGCATCTCCGTCCGACAAAGACGCGCATATTTCTGATGGGCCGCTTGTCCTGAAGCCTCCGGTGGGATGGAACGCCCAGGCGCGCGCCGACTACGCCAAGCTCCCGCCGCACATTCAGCAAGCCGTCGCCCAGCGCGAACGGGAAGTCAACAACGGCTTTGCCAAGCTCGCCGAGTACAAAGGAATGGAGGAGCACCTCCCGCTCATCAAGGCGAGCGGCCTCACCGCGGCGCAGTTCACCAAGAACGCCGTCGAGTGGGAGCGGAGCCTCAAGGCAAACCCAGTCACGACCATCATGCATGCTGCCAGGATCGGCAACGTCGACATGGTCAGGCTATCGCAGGAAATCCTACGCCGGCAGGGCGGACAGGTTCCGCAGCAGCAAGGACAGCCGCAGCGCCAGCAAGCGCCGCAGCCCAACGTTTCACAGCTCGTGCAGCAAGAGTTTGCGAAGCGCGAGCAAGCCGCCAGGGAAGCGCAAGCTGGCCAGACGGCAGAGCAATTTCTGGCCGACCCCGCCAACATTCATGCGGAAGCGGTGGTCGATGAAATGGTGGCCCTGATCAGCTCGGGGCGCGCCAAAGACCTACCCAGCGCCTACGACATGGCGTGCTGGGCTCGGCCAGACATCAGAGCCCTGATGATCAAAAGTCAGGGACAGCCCTCAAACGGCACCATTCGCGCCCGCGCAGCAGATCAAGCCCGCGCAGCCGCCAAGACCACAACCGGCGCTCCTTCCGGCCGCCCCGCGGCCCCCAAGAGCACCCCTCCCGCAACCGTCAGAGACGCCGTCCGCCAAGCATTTGAGCAGGCGCAGGGCAACCTCTGACCATCCCATAAGGACCATCACAAATGGCATCCCCTCAAGTCGTCTCGGTCGATTGGGGTGACGTTGTCACCACGTCGCTCGAACTCCGCAGCAAGAAGCTCGGAGACAACATTACGAACAACAACGCGCTTCTGAACCGTCTCCGCAAGCGCGGCAAGGAAAAGACCTTCGACGGTGGCCGCGAGATCATGCAGGAACTGCGCTACGCGCAGAACCAGACCTTCATGTGGTACTCGGGCTATGAGTTCGTCAACATCTCCCTCAACGACACCATGACGGCCGCGCGCTTCCCCATCAAGCAGGCGAGCATTGCGGTCACCATCTCCGGTCTCGAAGAGCTCCAGAATGCTGGCGATGAGCAAATGCTCAACCTCATCGAAGAGCGTGTCGAAACCGCGGAAGACACCTTCTGGAACCAGATGTCGGCTGGCGTCTACTCGGACGGCACCGGCTGGGGCGGCAAGCAGATCAACGGCTTGGGAGCCCTGATCAGCAAGACCCCGACTGGCACCGTTGGCGGTATCTCGCAGACCACGTATCCGTGGTGGGCGAACGAGAGCATCAACACCAACACGTTCTCCAGCGGCACTCTTTCGGGCACGCCGACCGGCGGGACGTCTGGGACGATGATCCCGTACATGAACTACGCCACCATCAACCTGAAGAGAAACTCTGACGGCATCGACCTCGCAGTTGCGGATAACAACTATTACATGTTGTACCTCAACTCTCTACAGCCGTTGCAGCGCATCGACAGCACCTCCGGCGACACCGCGGCGGGCGCAGGCTTTACCTCGCTGAAATATTTCGGCGCTGGCAAGTCTGTAGACGTTATCCTCGACGGCGGCAAGAACGGCCAAATCCCGGCCAACACGATGTACCTGATCAATTCCGACTACCTGTTCTTCCGTCCGCATTCGCGCCGGAATTTCAAGGTCATCGGCGGCGACAGGCAGAACGTCAACCAGGATGCGAAGGTCCGTATCATGGCATGGGCCGGCAACATGACTGCCAATAACCTGTCCCTTCAGGGCGTCATCTGGCAGTAATTCGCCAACAACCTTGAAAGGATCATCACAATGACTATCGCTAGACTTCAGTACGAAGGGATCGGCGCTCGCGTATTTATGCCTGCCGGCCCCTACATCCTGGGCCAGTTCCCGCTTCCCGATCCCGCGTTCGGGACCGTGGTTGATGGCGACGCCGGGGCTGAGTTCATCTTCTTGAAATACGCTCCTGTTGCGTCCACGACCCTTAATCAGGGGGACGTGGTCGTATGGGACGCCAAGATGATGGCTGTCCCGGCCAAGCTCGGATCGGCCTACCACCCGTGGGGCGCTAACGTTGGCGTTGTGTACTTCGGCGGAAGCCGCGGGGACACGACTTCCAATCAGGCGGGCAACATCTGGACGTACACGTTTGCGGCCGGAACCTATGGCATTTGGGTGCAGCGCGCTGGCGCGTGCGTCGCCCACTACGCGGTCGTTACTGCGCAGGCCGATGCCACCTACACCACGGCCGGCGCTGGGGCGGTTTCCGCTCTGTCCGCGGGCGCGACCAGCTCCGAAACCATTCAGGGCATGTATTCGGGCTTGACCACCGGCACCTTCACGGCGTCCGCGGTCTCCGGTGCGTCCACCATGACTTCGGTTTCGGACACCAACAACCTCGAAATCGGATTGACGCTCTCGGGCACTTCGGTGACCGGCGGAACGTACATCACCGATATTCAGGGCTCGACGATCTACCTGTCGCAGGCGGTTACGGGCACCATCTCGACGGGCACGATCACTTGGAAGAGTGGGACGACCTTCCCGACTGTCGCGGCGGCCTCGGGCGCTACGTCAATCACGGTGGGCAACATCCCCGGCATCTTCCCCGGCGCGACCCTGACCGGCACGAACGTCTCGTCTGTGATCTCCTCGATCTCAGGCAAGCCGGGCGCGTACGTCATCAACCTCGCGACGGCAACGACCGGCGCGGTGGCCGTGACCGTCTCGCTGGCGGCCACAATCTACGTTGAGGCGTTCCTCAGCTGGCCGTTCATCACGGCTCAGAACTAAACAACTACCGGGGAGGGCTTCGGCTCTCCCCGCTTTCTCGTATGGCGGCGCGCCCATGAGAGTGAAAGGCTTCAATGAGGCGGTCTGCCTCAAGCTGGCCAGCGCTCGACTGCGGCTGATTGCTGACGTGCTTGACGCACCCAACTCACGGCAACGTCAGCATCGCCTGTTCGACGCTGAGAAGGCCTTCGAGCGCCTACTCAACGAATTATCTGCCCCTCGAATATCTCGACACCCCAAAGCCCACCCCTCCCATCAACAGGAACCCCAATGTACGATGATCTCGCAGCGCCCGGTGAAGCCAACGTCAGCGTTGGCCCCGGTGGAGAGAGATTGGCAGAAATGAACCGCGGCATCACGCCGCTCTTTTTCGTTCAGCCCATCAAGAACCCATCCAAGACCCAGGATGCCGGCCGGCCCATCTTCGACAACACGGAGTGCGTGACGCTCCTCGTCGCCGGGGATCAGTACAATCAGATCACCATCCCCGTGGATGGTAAGATCAAGGAACGCTTCCCCGACCAGTATCAGAAGTGGAGAGACCGGAAAGAGGCGATGACCATCTCCGGCACGCCCATCAAGCAGTGGCCGCTCATCGGCCCGGCTCAGATCGCTGAGTTTGAGGCCATCAAGATTTTCAGCGTCGAGGCGCTCGCCAACATCCCCGACAGCTCGCTCCAGAAGGTTCAGGGCTTGAGGGAATGGAAAGCCAAGGCCGCGGCATGGCTGGAGAGCTCTAAGGACGGCGCGGCAATCGCCCGCTATGCCGAGGAGAACGTTGCGCTGAAGGACAGCGTCAGCGCAATGCAGAGGCAGATCGAGGAGCTGACGCAGCAGGTCGCCGCCCTCGTCGCCAAGCCCGGCCACAATCGCAGGTAAACCATGGGACTGAACCTTCTCCAGATCACTCAGGGCGTTGCGCTGCGCGTCAACTACGGCAGCGTTCCGACCGCGGCATTTGCGAACACGGACCCGGCTATCCAGCTCATGGTCGCGTGCGCGCAGGATGCCGGCGACGAGGTGGTGGAGAGGGTCAACTGGGAGAAGCTGAAAACGCAAGTCCCGCTCACCTTCACGGGCAATGGGGTGACCGCCATATTCCCCCTGCCCACGGGCTTCCAGAGCCTCGGGCCAAGCACGACATTCATTTCGAGCGCCTACCCTACCCTGCACATGCCCGGCCCCGTCAACGAAGAAGATTTGTTGGTGATGAAGCTCCTGCCAGTGACGGCGCAGCCGTCCGTGTGGCGCATGGTTGGCGGAAACATCGAGTTTTTCCCCGTCCTCCAGCTCAACGAGGTGGCCTCCTACGTTCCAACGATCGGAAGCTGGATCACAAGCTCGCTCGGTGTGCCGTATTCGCCCCCTATCTGGGCGGCCGACACGGACCTGACCGTCATTCCCTCGACCTTGGTGCGCAAGGGGGCGATCTACCGCTGGAAGGCGAGCAAGGGCCTCGACTACGCTGAGTTCAAGGATGATTTCGAGTCACATCTCGACCGTCTCGCCAGCCAGGAGAGTACCGGCCGCGTCATCCCGATGTCGACCCGCATGACCTTTGACTCGGACACATGGTTCCCAGGCACCATCACCGACCTGACTGACCAGTCCTACTGATGACCATTCGTCGCAAGGCCCTGCGCCAGCCTCGCGTGCCGATGGGGCAAGTCTCCCGGCCGATGAACTGGCGCGCGCCTACGGGCGGCTGGCGCGCTGATGTTCCGCTCGCCGATCTGCCCCCCGACGCCGCGGCACAGATGGTCAACATGTTTCCGGAGATGAACTATGTCCGCGCCCGGTATGGAACGAACAACTGGGCAATCGGCGGTACCGGTCCCGTCCAGACGCTGGTGCCCTACAGCGGCTCAACCAACAAGCTATTCGCGGCCAACGGCAGCAGCCTATACGATGTGACCGTCAGCAGCTCCGTCCTATCCAACCCAGTCATCACCGGCCTGAATAGCGCATATTTGTCCTCCGCACAGATTACCACGGCGGGCGGCAAGTTCCTGCAAATCGTCAGCAATAGCGCTCTGGACAGCCCTTACACCTATAATGGAACGTCGTGGTCTCCCTCGGTTTGGACTGGTACCGACCTAAGCAGCAATGCGCTAGTCCCCGCGCAGCTATCGGTTGTCGCCCTGTATCGCTCGCGTCTGTACTTCATTCAGAAAGGCACGCAAACAATTTGGTATGGCGCGACAGACGCTATTACCGGAACGCTCACCCCGCTCAATCTGGGCGATGTCCTTAAGTTCGGAGGCTCTCTTGTCGCGATAGGGACGTGGAGCATTCCTATTCTTGACAACATCCTTCAGAACATCGTGTTTGTTACCGACCAGGGCGAAATTGCCATCTATACCGGGTCCGACCCCTCCAATCCCTCTAACTGGTCCCTATTAGGCACCTTCAAGCTCGGGCCGCCCCTCGGCGCGGATCGGTGCCTCTACCAAGTCGGGGCCGATCTTGCCCTCGCGATGGCCGAGGGCATCGTCCCGATCTCGCAGGCCATCTCGCTCGAACCGTCCGCGTCGGAGACGGTGAGCATGACGAAGCAAATCCTCCCCAGCTGGCTTGCGGAGGTCCAGGCGTGCGGCTCGACCTTGGGCTGGCAGCTCATCACCTACCCGGCCCATCATATGGCGCTGGTGAACGTCCCTGACCCGCAGGGCACCATCCAATTCGTGATGAACGCCGAGAGCAAGGCGTGGTGCCAGTTCACCGGCTGGCCGGTCGCGCATTTCGCCATTTTCAACAACCAGCTAATGGCGGGCACGACGGACGGTCGCGTGATCCAATGCGAGACCGGCGGGAATGACTGCGGGACCCCGATCACAGGGTACCTCACGGGGGCCTTCCAGCGCGGCGCGGACGGGACAAGTCAGAAATCAGCGAACATCATCAGCATGAACGGCACGCTTGGCGTTGCGGCTCAAGCCTGGATGGGAGTTTCGGTCGACTATCGCATCTCCATCCCTTCGTCCCCCGTCTCATCGCTGGCTCTCGTGCAGGCGCAGTGGGGAACCGCCATTTGGGGCCAATCGGTTTGGCCCAGCTCAGTCACGCTCCTTGCTCATGGAGATGGCAGCGCCATGGGTGTTGCTCTCGCGCCAAGCGTCAAGGTTGTCATCACCGGCGCATACGGAAACGTCACCGACTGCATCATCATCGGCGGCTCGATCAACTACGAGCAGGGGGTGGGGCTATGATCGTCTCAGAGCCCAAAGGGCCGGCCCTCGCATGGTATCGTCTGCATACCGGCTATTCGCCCCGCGCCGACGCGACCATCCTCGCATCAATCGATCCTGATCACCATTACCGCGCTGTTCTAGTGTTTCAAAACTGGTACGGGCCAGATATTGAAATCGGGACCGCCGCCACCACCTTGCCCCGCTCGCTTCTCCGCGCCGCCTATCGCTACGCCGTCACCCAGCTTGGCGTCCGCCGCGTCACCTTTCGCATTCGCGCTGACAACACCAACGCCATCATCGCCCTTGGCCGCTTAGGGGCGAAGCAGGAGGGCGTCATTCGCAAATTCTACAAAGACGGCTGTGATGAACTGCTGTTCGGTGTCCTGAAAGAGGATTATCCCTACCATGGGTGAACAAGCCCCCCAGCCGCCGCAGCCGCCGTCGCCGCAGGCTACCGCGGCCGCGCAGACGGGCGAGAACGTCGATACGGCCGTTGCCAACGCCAATCTCTCGCATGTCAATCAAACGGATAGTCATGGCGATACCTCGACCTATTCGCAGAGCGGCTCATCGCCCTTCACCGACCCCGTAAGCGGCACGACCTACAACATTCCAAACTACACCCAAACCACGAGTTTGTCGCCCGCAAACCAAGATATTTACAACACCAACCAAGGGACTCAGCAGGAAATTGCCAGTATAGGACAAACACAAGCAGGTAATATTGGCGGCATCCTAAACACACCAGTCAGCCTCGGGAACTACAACACGAGCGGTCCAAATATGGACTACGCCTCCGTTTCGGGGGCTCCCACGCTCGGCGGTCTTCCGAACGATCCGAAGATGATGGGCCTCGTCTCCCCTGATTTTTCCGCGCCTGCGGCCCCGGACCCGCAAGCCGGCATCACGGGGATGATGGACGCCCAATTCGGCCCCAACGGCATGAATGCTGGCGCTACCGTTAACAATTTGGCTAACACGCAATGGGAGCAGCCTTTCAATCAATTGTGGGGGCAAAACCAAGAGCAGGAAAATCAATCTCTCGCTGACCAGGGCGTCACGACTGGGAGCGCGGCCTGGAACACAGGGCAGAATCAATTTAGCCAACAGGAACAGAACGCTCAAGACACCTATGCGTCCAATATGTACGGCACGGCGGCGAGCCTCTATGGGAACACAGAGGGAACGGACGCTGGAGCCTACAGCGCGGGGCAGAATACGCTGGCGAGCGAGTTCGGGACGAAAGCGAACGAGTTCGCGACCCAGGCGGCGCAGGCCGAGAGCGCCAACGCAACGGCGACAGGGCTCTTTGGTGCTGAAGCCGGAGCCACCAATACGGCCAATGCTAACGCGCTGAATAAATGGTCGGAGGGGAACGCCGCAAATCTGGCGGCAGCGGGACAAAACAGCAACACCAGCCTATCCGATTGGCAAGCGCAGAACTCAGCCGTCACGGCGCAGAACCAAGCCGACCTCACGAGGCGGCAGGAACCGATCAACGAGGTGAGCGCCCTCATGGGTGGAAGCCAAGTGGCCCCGCCTAATTTCTCGTCCGTGCCTCAGTCTAACATCCCTACAACGGATTACTCCAATATCGTGAACCAATCCTATCAAAACCAGCTAGCGGCTTACAATGAGCAGGTAGCGAACACGTCGGCCAACAATGGCGGCCTCTTCGGGCTTGGCGGCGCGGTGCTCGGCGGCTTGGGCCGGGTGGGGGCGGCAGCGCTATGACCTACGCATCAGACGCTCTCGCTTCGGCTCTCACCCAACGATGGAAGCAAGGCGGCCCGGTGCCGTCTTCAGTTTCTCCCTCGCGCGGCCAAAGAACCGACGACGTTCGAGCTCAGTTGAATGCGGGTGAGGAGGTCATCCCAAAGGATGTAGTAGCGGCAACGGGTGGCCCCGGCGCATGGGCGCATATGATCGACAATGTGCGCGGGACCGGGGGAAGACCTCCTTATGCGCCAATGCGAGGTGGCAAGCAATATTTTGACGATGGCGGCGCGTCGGGCAACGGCGACGGCACGGGAGATGGAACCGGGACTGCAACGGGCGATCCCGGCCCGGGCGGCGGCGGTGTTGCGGTTGGGTCTGGAGTTGGCAACACTGGCGATGGAAGTGGAGATAATGGATACGGTTCAAGCAATACGTCTGGTCAGTTTGGTAACTCCGTAGCTAATGCCAATGCTGTGCAGGGGGTTGCGAATGCTGTTTTTGGGCCAGGGCAGCCTGGGACGGGTGGAGTTCCGGGGGTTAGCGGGACCGTTGGATGGGGAAATGGCCAAGGAGGCACTGATCAGGGGGTAGGGGGTGGCGTAAGTGGGGTTAGCGATGCCGGCACGCCAAGCCTTGGGGGCCTGAGTGGGTTCGCTCCTGCCGGTCCTGGTTTTGGAATCCGTGGGGGGTTCGGCACAAACAGCGTTGGGGACGCCTCGGGCGTCACTGGCGGCAAATCAAGCGGCCAAGTAGGCGGTGGGCTGGCGAACGCCTATGGATCAGATGTAAGTTCGAACGGCGGGGGCAACGCGGCCACTGCGCTTCACAGCGCAAATCAGCTAGCTCTCAATGAGGCTGCTGCGATTTATGGGGGTTTGGGTCAAGTCAACAGAGGATGGGGACAGCCTTCGGTCGGTCCCGGCTCTCCGTCAGATGTACATAACGCAGCGCTCGCGAAGCTGGCGGCGCTGTTCGGCCCTCCTGGCGTGCCAGGGACAAACATGGGCTTCCCGGCCGCGAACCCCACTGTGGGTGTCGGCGGAACCCCGCAAGGCACCCCGGCTCCTTCCGGCTCGCAATACGGTCAGGCTTTTGGCTCGGGCTTAGGCGGTCCTCCTGGGTTAGGTTTTGGAACCGGAGGGGTCAATAGCCCTACGCCTTATGGGCAGCAGGACTACGCCCATGACTTGTCACCAGTCCAGCAACAGCGGCTAGCGAACCTAGATAACGCTGCTTCACCAACAGCTTTTGGCCCCCATGCCACTAACGCAATCCAGAGCGGTCAAAATAATGCAGCGGTGGCCGCCGCCATGGCGACAGATAGGGGCGTGTCTGTTCCGGGTTTCCCGTATGGGGTTTCACAAGCCATTAAGGGGCAGCCCACTAATGTTGTCGGTTTGCCAGGCTATGACGCCTTGGGCTCGAAGGCTGATGCACTCGCCAATGCCCTAGGCTTCGCCCCCGCCGCCAAGACAGCCGCACAGAGCCCTGCCGCGACCGCTCTCGCCAGCGCTCTCGCCAACGGCGGTGCTGGGCCGGCAAGCTCCGGCAGATATTAATTCAGAGGAACAAAATGGCAACCGGATATGAGGGTTATCAGGGCTACGGCACTACGGACCCTAACTCCGTGGCTCTGCGGCTCGCCCAGGCGCAGTTGATGGCCGGCATGAGTACGGCTCCCATCCGCAGCAGAACCCAAGGATACGCGCAGCTCGTGCAGGCCCTCATGGGAGGCATGTCGCTAGGGCAGGCCCAGCGGCAGCAGGCGGGTAGCAATCTCACCTTGGGCGGCGGCGCTCCCGCGCCATCGGCCGGCGGCGCTATGGCCTCCCCTCCTGATATGACATTGCCGGGCGGTGAAAACATGAACGATGTTCCGCTCGGGGACGAGTTGAGCGGCACCCATATGCCGACCGCGCCGCAAGGCCCGCCTGCCGCAACGATGGCACCCAACAATGCGGCCGGCGGCCCTCCTGGCGTCCATCCCCGCTTCGCACCCCAGTTACCGCCGGGTTTTACTCCCCCGCCATCGGCTAGCCAGCCGGGGGCGGGTGGATCAGGCGCGGCGCTCGTCGGAATGCAGCAGGCCCGCGGTCAGGGTGGGGGCCAAGACCTCGACGCAGCGCTCGCTGCGGATGGTCAACCGGCTCCCCCGCCGCCTGGACAAGGCCAGCTCGCGCAGCTCATGCAGAACATTGCCCGCACGGAAAGCGGTGGCAATTATGGAGCCATCAACAAGCAGTCAGGCGCGCTCGGCAAATATCAGGTCATGCCCTTCAACGTCGGCCCGTGGACGCAGGAGGCACTCGGCCAGGAGATGACCCCGCAGCAATTCCTCAACAGCCCGCAGGCGCAGGAAGCCGTCGCGCAGCATAAGATCGGCGGCTACATGGCCCAGTATGGCCCCGAGGGAGCCGCGCGCGCATGGTTCACCGGCAGCCCGAACGGCACCGGCTCCGACGGCAACATGAACGCCGATAGATACGCCCAGCTTGCCACTCAGGGTCCTGGCGGCGCGACCCCGCGCGCCATGGTCGCCGGCCCCGGCTCGCCCTCGAACCCGGCAGCCTACGCAACGCCGCAGAACCTCGACGCCATGATGGGGCAAGACAGCGGCGCTCCTCCACAGGGTCAAGGCGCACAGCAAGGCTCTATCGGGGGCGTGAACACGACGCAGCTCGCAGGCATGCCGTCGATGCAGCGCCTAATGGAGGTGCTTCAGAACCCCTACGCGAGCCCGGCAACGAAGGAACTCGCGCAGACGATGTTCCAGCGCTACATGGCCATCAACAGCCCACACCCGTTCACCTATGAAAAGCTCGCCAACGGCGACGAGGTGCAGATCGACAGCCTGACCGGCGTCCCGACCGGCCGACGCCTCACCGGCTCCCCGAAATACAGCATGACGATGGGCAAGGACATCATGGGCCAAGATCAGCCCACTGTGTTCGACGAGCACTCAGGCCAAATAGTGCAGGGGCCTCAAGGAGCCTCACAGGGGGCCGCTGGCGGCTTTCAGCCCTTCCAGGCTACCACGCCAGCCGGGCCTTCGCCGAACGGCGCGCCTGGGCAGCCTGTGGCCACGCCCCCCGCCGGACAGCCGTCCGGGCCGCAGGTCTGGCAGCAAGGGCAGCCAATCGCCCCCGCCATTGACGGCAAGATAAAATCGCTGATCCCTCAATACACACAAAACCCCCAAGGGCAGGCCATCATCTACCAATACGTCACGTCACTGTTGCAGGGCAATCGACAGTTTCTCACTGCCGGTGGAGCGGTGGCTAAAGACCCGAAAGTGGAGATTGCAGAGGCTATCGCCGGCCAAGTCGACCCTGACGGCATGCCGCAGACCCGCTTCGACACCATTAAACAAAACGCCGACGTATCGACCCCCACGGCGCTCGGCGGGCAGAGAATGGCGGCGCAGACCTCCGTCCGTCATCTAGGGTCGTTGGCAGAAGCGAGCGATCTGCTCGGCCAGCAGGGGCAGCTCTCCTCCAGCGAGCTCGGCGCTAAGGTGCAGGACTGGGCACAGCGCAACATGGGCGGGGCTAGCGGCAATCTTGTGACGGCGTCCCAAGCCTATAACGCTGCCCTCGTGCCGGTGCTAGGCGAAATAGACAAGCTTTACAAGGGAGGGCAAGCCACCGAGGGCGAAATAGATCAGATGAAGGCCAATCTTAGCTCTGACGCTTCTCCTGCGGCTCGGCGCTCGGCTCTCAATATGCTGAGCGGTCTACTACAAGACAAAGTCAACGTGTTGCAAAACACTTGGCACATGGGCGTAGGGAAAAACTTCCCCGATTTGCCCATTATAGACCAGCAAGGCCAAGCTGGTCTCGACTATATCAAGGGATGGAACGCGAACGCCCGGGCCCCGGTGGCCGGGGGCGTAACGCCCCTCGTTCAGGGACGCGGCGGCGCAGAACAGCCTCCAATGCCCGGCGCGGTGCGCGGGGCGCGCGGCAACTGGCTTGTGCCTGATCCTAACCGGCCCGGCAAATATCTTCAGGTGCAGTAATGGCTAATCTCGTCCCCACTGATGAGATGCCAGCGGGCGTCCCTACCGACGAGATGCCGGCGCAGGCTGGCCCGCAGGGGGACGCCTCGCACTGGGGACCGACGACCGAAATCCTGAACGGCGCGATGATGGGCAATCTGCCAGCCGCGGAGGGCTGGGTCAGCAATCATTTGCCGCAAGGATGGATGCCCGGCGGACAGCAAATTCAGGCTGACCGGGATGCGTACGCCAAGCAGCACCCCTACATTTCTGGCATCGCAAACGCGACCGGCGGGGCGGTCCCTTACATGGCCGCGGGGGAGGCGCTGGCACCCGCAGGGCTCGTCGGCCGGATGGCGGGCATGGGCGCGACCGGAGCGGCTCTTAATGGCGGCTCAGCCGCGCTCAACGGCCAAAACCCTACTGTTCCGGCGCTCGTCGGCGGCGCAGCAGGGGCCGGCGGGGAACTGGGCGCGACGGCGCTCACCAGCGCGGGTGGGAAGCTGGCGGATGCCATGCTCAACCGCGGGGTGAATGTTCCTTCGTCGGCGTCCTTGCGTTCGACCACAAATAGCCAATATGATGCCCTACAGAACAACCCCGCGTCCATGCCGCTAGCGGAGGGGCAAAAACTTGGCCAAGACACCCTCAGTCAGCTCGGGTCCAAGTGGCTCGACGGCACTCAGACGGCAAAGCAGTTCTCCGCTCTCACCAATCCCCCTCCAGGGGCAACAGGTGTCACTGCCGGCGGCCTCGAAAGCGCTCGCCAAAACCTCAACGCGATCATCCGGAACGACCCTCTATCTAGCGAGGCGACAGCGGCGCGACTGGGTAAACAAAACATTGATGCTCTGGTCGCAGCTAAAGCTGCCGCTGATCCGGATTGGGCTTCTTTCGCCTCCGACGCCGCTAATGCCCGAGGAAATTGGCAAGCAAGAAAAGGTTCAGATACTATCACCGGGGCAACCGATAAAGCTGTTGGACGAGCCGCAACCAATCTTGTCGACAATTCCCCCCAACTCATTGCCAAGCGAGCCCAAAGTCTACTTGAAAACCCGCGATTAACGCAGGGCTTCTCTCAGGACACGCTCGATCAGATTGGCGATGTAGCGCACCCCAGCGCGGGCCGCAAGCTCCTCTCCTCGATCGGGGCGATGGGTGGGCATACAGGCGTCGGACTATCGACGGCGGTGCCGGTCGCTCTCATCGAGGCCCTGCAACACGGCCTTACCCCTGAAACCGTGGGCGTGGGTCTCGGGGCGGCTGGGCTTGGCGTGGCTACGCACGCCCTCAATACGGCGCTGGCCAAGAGGGGCATGAACTCTGCGGCAGAGAGTGTCCGTATGGCGTCCCCCGCATTCCGGGACGCGGTCGCTTCTGGCGCGTCTAGCGCTCCCATCGATGTCGGGCCAGCGCAGATCGCCGCCCGCAAGTTAGGATCGGCTCTCGCAGCCTCTGCTGGCCCACGGTTCCAGCAACAGCTTCCATTCCAATAAGGACACCACCATGCCGAGAAATAGCGGAGGCGTCTACACGCAGCCGACAGGGACCACTGCCGTCGCCGGCAACACCATTGATCCCAACGCCTTCAACACACTGATAACGGATATCTCCACAGCCCTTACCCAAAGCATCAACATCAACGGGTCAGCGGCTATGGTCTCGCCGCTCAACATGGGTAACTCAGCCATCAACAATACGGCAAACCCCGTCAATCCGCAAGACGCAATGACCCTTGGCTATGCCCTCGCGAACCCCGTGGCGTCCTGGCGTAATCTGTTTATCAATCCCGGCTTTGCTTTTGACCGGCGCAATGCTGGAGTTTCCACAACGAGCGTTGTCAGTGGATATGTGTGCGACCGATGGCTGACCAATGCCAGTGGCGGCACCGTGACCACGCAGCAAATTGCTCCTGGGCAAGTCTCGCCGTATATGGCGCAAATGTTATCGCCATCCGGCACCTCGTTGTCATTTTTGCAGCGCATCGAGGCGGCGAGTGCCGCGCCGTATGTGGGTAAAACTATGACACTATCTTTTTATGCGCGGTGTTCGGTCATGGCCGGGTCATCGCTGCCTTGGGGAGTTTATTACGCTAGCTCAACAAACAACTTTGGCATGTCTACTCAGTTCGCCAGCGGGACGCTTAACATCACCACTACGGCGACCAAATATAGCGTGCAGGTCACGCTGCCTCCCTCGGCAGCCCATGGCATTGAGGTTCGTTTGGCGGACGGGTACGCGCTGGGGGCCAGCCAGTTCCTTCAATTTGAACTCGCACAATTTGAAGTTGGGTCATCAGCCTCAGCATTTGAGCTGCGCCCTTATGCCGAAGAGAATTTCCTTTGCTCTCGCTATTACTGCAATAGCTATCCGGATGGGGTCGCCCCTGCCAGCGCCAGCCAAACGGCGACTGCGGCCGCATGGAACGCGGGCGCGACGACCAGCTACGCATCCGCCTGGATAACGTTCCCGTCCAGAATGATTCAGACCCCGACATCGATCACGGTGTACAATGCCGCGACTGGCGCGACAGCCATGGCCTACCTTTCGGTTAGCGCGACCGCCGTCTCCGCAAGCCCAAAGACCACAGCACAGACTGGATTTTGTCTCGCGCTCAATGGCGTGACTGCCGTTGCTGCGGATTATGCGCTGGCTCATTGGGCGGCCAACGCAGAGCTGTAACTTATCCCCTACATTTCCACAGCGCGGTGCATGTGATGCCGTGCTATAGCTTGTAGAGCACCGCTAGGAGAAATCATGGTCCCGCAGGTCGCGCTTAGCGCCGTAGCCTTCTACCTCTCCAAGGGCATTTCAAAAGATGTCGCAGTGGGCATCGTCGCCGTTCTGTATGCAGGGGAAAGCAAGCTAAATACCGGCTCGCAGGGGGCACAATCGACCGAGACCCCCGGCGCACTCAACCCCAGCGGGGCCTATGGGATCGCGTCGTGGAACGGCGACAGGCAAGAAAAACTTAAAGCCTACGCGCAGGCAAAGTCCCTCCCGGTCGCCAGCTTAGACACCCAGCTTGGTTTCGTCCTGACGGAGAGCGCGAACTCGTATCCGAAGGTTTGGGCGGCAATCCGGCAGGCGGGGATCACCTACGCCAGCTTCATCCCGATTTTTGTCGAGGCTTACGAGGTTCCGGCCAACTCCCCAGCCGAGATCGCGCGGGCGATAGCCTTCGCCGAGGAGCTGTACCCCGCCGTCACCACCGCCCCAGCGCCAGCCGTGCCTGCCCCTCAGCCAGTCCAGGCTCCCTCTCCCCTGCCCGCAACCCCCACAGGTGCCACCTTGGACCCCGCCACCGTCGCTATCATCCTTGCCATTGCGCAGGCCTTTGCCCCCAGCCTGGAAGCGGCGTTCGCCGGTCTCGCTGCTGGCGTCCTCAAAGCGGCGCTTACCCATGCGCCAGCGCCGAATACGCCAGCCACCCCGCCCGCTTTCCCCGGCACTCTCGAAGATTTCGTCGCTGAAATCCTCAAGCAGTTGCAGGCACCGAAGGCTGCGTCGTGAGGGGCCTCAGGTCGTTTTCCCCAAGGTGCGTGAGACGTAATTTTATGCGTGAGCAGGGAACTCTGAGGCGCTGGCGGCAACGTCAGCGTCGCGTTCTCGCACACAGGGTCCAGACCGGAGAGCAGGACGGCCAGCCGGTCTACGCCATTCGCAAGCAGGTCGTCGTCACCTGAAGGAGAACCCAAATGGACATTACTTCGGCTGCAATCCTCACCGCCATCCCCGTCTATATCACGGCCGCTGCCGCCGCTGCCGCTGTTCTACCGCAGGGGACTCCAGGCTCGTGGTGGTACATCGTCCGCACCATCCTAATCGATCTCCCGGCGCTCAATGTCGGCAACGCCGCCAACGCGAAGAAGCATTGAAGACTGACATGCCGATGGACGCCGACCTCCCTGCGGCCGGCTGGGTATCGACTGTACTCGTGACCATTGGAGGCGTCGTGTACGCCATTTTCAGCTTCGTCAGTGGCACGAGAGCGCAGCTTTTGTCGCACAACCGGCGGCTCGACAAGCTGGAAAGCGACGTTGGCGAGCACCTCCAACGCCTGGAGAGAAAGATCGATGATCTGCTCCTCCATCTGGCGGGAGTTAGGAGAGACGATTGACCAAGGCCGCAGTCAAGAAAATCGCCGAGGATGAAATCTTCGGGCCGCCGATGCTGGGCTACCTAGAAGGGCCGGCCGTAACGCTCACGTCGCGTCCCGACAACACCTTCGTGTTCGGTGCCTTCGGCGATCTCCATGCAGCCTCGAAATATACCCGCTGGGATGTGCGCGAAGACCTCATCCGCCGCGCTGAACGAGCCAAGGCCCAGGCCATCTTCGATACGGGCAACTGGATCGACGGCGAGGCGAAGTTCAATAAGTACGACCTCGAAGTCGTCGGCATGGACGCGCAATGCTCCCTGCTCGCGCGGCGTCATCCGAAAACCAAGCTCCCCATCTACGCCGTCGCTGGCGACGATCACGAAGGCTGGTACGCACAGCGTGAGGGGGTCGACATCGGCCGCTACGCCCAGCACATCATGCGCGCCGCGGGGCACAACTGGACCGACCTCGGCTACATGGAGGCCCACGTCCGCTTGGTCAACGCCAATACCCGCAAGAGCGCCATCCTCGCAGTTGTTCACCCCGGCGGCGGCTCTGCCTATGCGCTGAGCTACCGCCCCCAGAAGATCATCGAGAGCTATGAGGGCGGCGAGAAACCGGCAGTCGCGCTCTACGGCCACTATCACAAGATCGACGCCGGCAATGTCCGCAATGTCTGGTACGCTCAGACCGGCTGCGCCCAAGACCAGACGCCATTCATGCGCAAGAAGAGCCTGGAGGCGCACGTGGGTGGTTTGATCATCACGCTGGAGCAAGACCCGCGCACTGGGGCGATCCTCGGCTTCGACCCTAAGATGCTGCGGTACTTCAACCGCGCCTACTGCGATGCGTCCCGGCGATGGTCGCACCATGGGCCGGTATCGCAGCCCCGTCGCACACGGTGAGCCATGTCCAATCTCAAGATTGCTTCGATCTCCGACGCTCGTGAGGCTCGCGCAACTGCGTCTCCGCGCAAGAAGCCTGCGCGCGTGTGGGTGCTCCGCAGTGGCGGCCCGCCTATGACCGAGGAGGAGCGCGGCCCCGAGAAGACGAAGTGCGTCTGGTTCGACGACAGAGACACCGAAGTGTGTGCGGGAACCTTCCTGAACGAGACGCTGATGAAATACGTGGAACCAAAGGAGAGCAAGAAACCGTGAAGGAGGAGAGATGCTTCAGATATGTGCGGCACGTTGACGTGCCTCGCATGGAGAGAGAGGGCTGGGTCATCGTGGTCCCCGGATTAGAGGGTACGCACCACGGCTTTTACAGTTGCATGATGGAATGGAAAGGTGAAGGAGAGCCGCCAATGACCACTGAAGAGCTTATTGAAGAGCGCAATGAAACCCACGGAAAGTTTACCGACAATGCCCGAGTGGCGCAGCTCCTGAAGGAAACATTAAGGGACGAGCTTGGATGGTCCTCCCTCAGTGCCGTCCAGAGAGAGGCTATCGACATGATTGTCTTGAAGATTTCCAGAATTTTGTCAGGGAAAGCCGGCGAGCTCGACCATTGGGACGACATCGCGGGCTATGCCAAGCTGGCCGCTAATGGAGGATCGACCGCACGCAGCAAGGATATGGACAAATACTGGAAAGCCAAGTCCTTGGATGAAGAGCGAGAGGCGCTGGGGATTGAACTCACACCGGTCCCCGAGAGGGACGCCTTCTACAAGGCGATGGAACAGTCGCAGGCGCAGCGGTGCACCGATTTTGCACGGGTTGATGCCCCGCGTTCCGCGCCTGTTCGCACTGATGGGCCGGTCTCCATGACGCGCCCAGAAGGCTATCCACGTTGATTTTATTGACTGAATAAGAAAAGGCCCAGAGGATCGCCCCTCTGGGCTTGCCCATGGCAAGGGAAGATCAGTTCCAATAATATCAATTACTTAGATACTTCGTGCACGGATTTTGCACGGTCTAACACCCATGCTGGCGGGGACTGATTTTCTTTCTCCCAAGCTCCTTCACCCCGTAGAGCGTCGGCAATCTCTATCTGTAGAGGGTAGGTAGGACCATAACCCAAGACATATTCTTCCGCCTTTTCCAGCACAGCGCGTAGCCGCTTGTTCTCGGCGCGCATCTCCTCAATCCTAACGCCTCGATTGTGAAGTTCCTCGGCCGCGCTCATCGCTCACTCCCATGTTGGCAGAAGGTCCGCCTTGCGGGCCTCTGCGGTTGTCGATGCGTGCATGTAGCCCTCGGCCGCATGGCGGCTGCGCCATGCTCCCGTGGCCATCAGTCCGACCGTGTCGAGCCCGCCGTACTGTCGCATCCATGTCCCCCAGGTGTGTCGGAAAATATGGAAGGCCACGCCTTCGGGGATATCGACGCCAGATGTTCGCACAGCGTTGGACAGTAGGCGGTAGAGTGGATTGCCGAAGCCCAGCCCGAACACACGCGTCCGGTCGCGGGGCAGAGCCCCGAGTACTCCGACGAGTCCGGGGGTAAGATGGACCCATCTGGGCTTCCCGTTTTTGGTTTGCAGGATGAGGGCTTGCTGTCGCTCAAGGTCGATGTCCTTCCATTCTAGCTTAAGCCCCTCGCCCAGCCGGCACCCCGTGTAGAGCAGGAACGCGCACAGCGCCCCCAGGCGGGCGTCAACGGTCCCCGCTGCGCCTAAGAGGCGCTTTGCCTCTTCCGGCTGCAACCATGCGGTCCTTGGCGTTCCCTGTGCCCCCTTGGGCCTCTTGAGGACCATCGTGTGGCCGACGTGGCGGATGATCGCGCTGATTGGCGTATAGACCTGCCGGTTGCGCGTTGCTGAAGCCCCATTCGGGTATAGGCTCGTCGCAGCAGCATCTATCTCCAACTGACCAATGCTTGCGAGCGGTGCCTCGCCGAAGTGCGTCAGTAAAGGGGCAAGGAATTTCCGCTCTCCTCCCGACTGCATGTAGGCAATCGCCGCCTCCGCGAAGGTAGACGAATGTGCCTTTCGCGGGGTAGTTGTCTGCGCTTCCATCTTCCATTCGACAAGTCTCCTCTGCGCTATCTTGCGGTCGCTAGTTCCAGTGCTTCGGTCAAGATAGACGCCGTTCTCCGTCCCGCGAACACGGAACGTCGTCCACGCACGCCCCGGTCTGGGTGCGACGAGCTTATACGGCATCGCATGCTCTCCATGATCAAGGCGACTTCCGCCTCGGCATAGAGCATACGACGCCCAATCTTATACCCGCAAGAGACGTGGTCAGATACCCACCGGGGAGTTACGTGGAGAGCCTCGGCGACTTCCTGGCGCGTGAGCAGACGCTTCATCGGGGAGTGATCCGCGCAAGCATCTCGGCCCGCGAGATGACCCCGGCCGAGAACAGCCGGGCGGCCGGCATGACAGCCTCTCTGTCGATGACCTGCGCCAGCTTGCGGTACTTATGGTGCTTGAGCCCCCCGTGAACCCATTCAACGCTGCGTTTGCCTTCGGCGCGGCTGAGACGCCGATGCGCGCGTCTCTCCTCTGGAGTGTAGTTCACGTCGCCCCCCGCATGCCGCGCCGCACGTCGCTCCGGAAGTTGAGCCGATAGCGAATATCGCTGGGTGAGTTAGGGGCAAGGACACGGAAGCGCCCAGCCGGGCCCTCAAACAGCATCATGATATGGGTGTGCCCTCTGTGCTGCGCCTCGATGAGCCGCGCTCCCTCCGCAATCGCGACGGCTATGAGCTCCTTCATGACCTTGTGGGCCATCACAGCTCCTCGTCCATATTGAACAGAAGATTGTCGATCGCCCCGCGCACGTCTGCGATCTCTCGCCTGACCCATGAAGCGTTGGGCTCCTGATCGGACCCCGGCTCTGGATTGAAGCCTCCCCATCCCCATCTCAGGGTCTTGCCGAGGGCTGCTTGCAGCTCCCCCAACTCCTCGACGGCCTTGCCCACCGCGAAATCTAGCCCCGGTCTCATGTACTTCGGGTTGGTCATCCCGCCCTCACCGACTTGCGCAGCAGCGCCTCTTGCTCGAACCGCGTGGGGGCGTTGAGCATCGCATGGCGAGCCTTGGCCACGATCATATCGCGCAGCGTCGTCCCCGGCATGCAAGGTCGGCGTTCGTACTTGATCGGCGGGAAGTTGAGCCGCGGGACTTCGCCGTGCTTGCGCCACATCCATGCAACCCAGTCGTAGTGGCGCGCCGCCTCGAATGCTGTCGAATAGCTGCCGATATAGGGTGGGAGGGCTGGGCTGTGCGTCGCCACATAGCGCGGCGTCCCGTCTTTCTTGGTGCGGCCGCGCGTTACGCCTCTGTAGCCGGTCGCTGAAATCTTCTCCATATCTCACTCATCCCTTCTGTCTTCGCCCGCTCTGGGGCCTTTTCCTTGGGTCTCGACGGGATCGGCCGCCGTGCCTTCTTCTCCCCGTGATGCGCCGCTTCCCGCGCCAGGGCTTTGGACAATTCCCCGGCCTGCCGGTCGCTCTCGATCCGGTGGCAGGGCAGGCAGAGGTAAAGCCCGTCCGCGGCTGTCAGCTTCCGCGTCTTGTCGACCTCCATGGCGTCTTGCCGTATGTGATGCACCTCTCCGCGCATGGCTTGAGCGCCGCAGCCCATCTGCTCGCAGTAGCGCACGCCATCGCGGGTCGCGCGCTTCCGGATGGCCACTTTTAGGGCTTTTGAGAACTCGCGGCGGTTCAATCTGGGTCAACCTGCACGCAGGTAAACCCCGTGCCACCGTTGCTATTGACGTGCTTCACCTGCTTGCAGGTTGCCTCATCGGGCATAAGGATGACCAGCACCTGATGTGAATTAACCTCTTTCGGCAAATCATGGTTTTGCCCAAGCAAAACCATCAACACCCAAATTGTTTTCATCGCACGCTCCTCAGAACGGCTAAAAAGGAATGTCTTCGTCCTCGTGGGTGGACCGCGGGCCGCTAGTGACGGACTGAGAGCTGCGGCGATCGCCATCCCTATCAAACGGCGCGCGCATGAGGACCATTACCTCGTAGTCGCCGTCCCGGTTCTTGCTGGGGATCGGCAGAGCCTCGAAATTGAGCCGCCATCCGCCGCCATTCATGGCCCAGGCGACGCCGATGCGCGTCCACCAAGTTTTGCCGTTTTTGTCCTGGCGCGGCGTCACCAAATCCATTCTCTCAGCCATTACACACTCCTCTGTGGATGGTTCCACCTGTCGGGCTCGCTCCATACGATGCCCCATTCCGCGCCGCGCGCGTAAAGCATTTCAATCATTTGCGCGCATTCGTTGACGTAGAGGTCTGACGTTCCCCGCTCTTGCAGCATGAATACGCCGTCCTCATCGATGGTGGGAACTGCCTCCATCTCGATCCCCAGCGCGATCATGAAGCCGGCCTTCCAATATCGCAGCGACCGTAGCGACCCGCCGATGAAGTGTTGCTTCTGGATATCGCCCAACATGGCGTGCATCTTGGCGTTTTGGTCGAGTGTGCGGCGAGGTGGCTGCATGATCACGCGGCTGTCCTTGGGCAGCATGTCGATGCCCAATTTGGCGAGGCTGCGCTGCGTCTCCGAGTAGAGGACGATGGTCTGCTTCACGCCGCCCTCCTCTTGGCCACATAGTCGCGCAGGGCGTGGAGTTGCGTTTTCAGCTCCACCATGAAATTGATCACGGCCAGCTCCAGCTCAATCACGTAGGCGGGGTCAATCGTGACCCGACGGCGGAAGTAGCTCAGCTCCGGTGTTAGCCTAGGGTCAAAAGACACGAAATCACACCATGTGAGCCGCGTGCAGGCCGCCTGCCAATGTATCTGGGCGATGTATTTATGGGGAACCTCTCCCGTACGTATCGTATCCAGATGCGTCGCGGTGTTGGGGCATTTGATCTCCAAGAGGCCGCCACCCTCGACCAGCCCATCAGGGCTCGCGCCCGCCATGGCGATGGTCGGATGATCGACGAAGCCAGCCCTCTCAACCGCATTGCCTTCAATGAAGGCGTAAGCCTCGCGTGCGGCAGCTTCGTGCTTCTTTCCCCACAACATGGGCTCGGAGACAAAGTTCTCTGCGTTGATGCCCGTCAACCGCTCACACAGCAGTTCGGTCATATAGTTGGCCCTGGAGACACTAGGCGCTTTCCCTATGCCCTTGGCGATAACGTCGTTTATGCGGGAAGCTGAAACCTTCCCGCATTTTGCGGCGTACCATTCGGCGCTCCCCTGCTCCATCACTCAGCCGCCATTTTCTTCGAGGCGGCCTCCTGCTTGGCGAAGCGCGCGTTGATGGCCTTCGTGACCTCGTGCAGCTTATCGCTCGTCAGCTCGCGCAGGGACGCAATGCCATAGCGGTCAAGAATGACCTTCTCGATGCTCTTGTCGGTCAACGCCTCGATGCCGCTCTGGATCAGATACAGTTCCGTGTCGGAGATGCACCGCACCGGACGCTCCTCGACCTGGGGAGCAGGCGTCTTGCCGCTCGCGGCGTTGCCGTCGTCGTCATCGTCCGCCCCAGCGATCCCGACCAGCGAGAACAGGCTATAGCGGCGGGCGTAGGTTAGACCGCTGCCAACATCGTGGGGCTTAGAGCCCACACGGCCAATCGGCCATTCGCAACCGATCCACTGGCCGCTGGAATGGACCAATCGCGTGTCAAGGATTTGCATATCGCCAACGATGCATGGTGACTGGATGGTCGCCACCCCCACGGCTGATAGTTCTTTGCGAATGCCGACAAGGGCTTCGGCGAGGCCCGCGTACTTCGATTTGAAGTGGGGGTTCTCGCTGTCCTTGCTGGGGTTCACGAGCGTCGCTTGGGCCTTCGCTATTGCTGTGGCGATCTCGTTGATGTGCTCTGACATGTTCATGGGTCGATCTCCTTAAATTCCCGCACTTCGCGGCTGTCGTGAAAATCTATGGAGGCTTGGACGGCCAGTGCCCCGAATATCTGGTCCACCACTTCGTTGCTAAGGCCGGGGAGGAGCCGAACGATCCGCTGCGGAGCCAATTCCAGCACATCGCGGAGGGCCGTCTCGCGAATGACGCGAATGCTGTCGGTCATTGGACGATCCTCCCCCATACGGCCATTTGCACGTCATACACCGTCCAGCCCAGCCAATTAGCGGCAAAGCGGACTGAGGCTCGCCCCGTGCGCACAAGAAACAGAACCCATCGGTCCTCGTGGGGTGAGGGGAGTTCGTGAGCCATGTCACACCCCCTCCGCAATGATCAGGACGCCGACGAACCCGCGGGGCCCAACGATCATCTCGTTGTGAGTTTTGAGAGCCGTTGCTAGCTGGGGCTCGCCGAGGATTGTGGCCATCGCCGATGCGCCATCGAAGTAATACCACGCAGCTGCGTTGCGCTCCCGCCCCTTCAGCCCCGAGCTATTGGAATGCTCCACGAAGCTCACAGCTAGGTCTTGGACTTTCGGTTGCCAGCCTTCTGTTTGATTTGCCATCGCTCTCTCCATTTGTGCATGACAAGAACCACCATAGGCTTGTCATGCACAGGATGTCAAGAGCAAAAGTGCATCCAATGAGAAAAAGTTTTCAACCGCTTTTTAGCATGGCCGCAATGACGGCTTTGATCTGCCGCTGGACCGACGCGGGCGCAGCAGCGATCTGCCGGGCGAGCGCGTTCGCCTCTCCAGGCGCGTTTGGATCGCGCGTAACTAGGTCCATCGGCTCACACCCATAGACGGGAGCCAACACCTCTAAATGGTCCTGATCGTAAGGGGTTTGGCCACTTTCTAGCCGCTGGATCGTGGAGTGGTCCCAGCCGACCATTTTGCCCACCTGGGCCTGCGAGAAACGGCGATAGTCGCGCCATTCACGCAGATAGGTCCGCCGCCGCGTGCGGGGTGGGCGTTTCACAGGGGGCATGGTACACACTCCAAACTTTGGTGTTGACAACGCACCACAGTGCGTTTTATGCACATGGCCGTTGTCTTCGATGTTCGTTCTGCTGGGTGGGAAGCTAAAGAGGGGCGAGGTCTCTCAAGTTCCCGTAGACAAGTCAATGCACTTTGTCGGAATGGGTGTATCGAATGACTCATTGTGCAACCTATCAGCGCGCGCGGTCAATACGTAATACTACGTAGAAAACACAGGAGAGAATATGTACATTATTGGGATCGATGTTGGAATAGGCGGGGCCGTCGCTCGCCTCACAGAAGACGGAAATCTCTTAGGTGTCTGGGACATGCCGGCGCTCGAAGGAGGCAACGCTGGGAGGCGTGCCGTTAATGCGCCTCTACTGGCCGATCTCCTCGCGCGGCTCCATGCATCCCATGCCTACGTCGAATACGTCGGGGCGCGGCCTGGAGAAGGGGCTGTTGGCGCATTTAGCTTCGGCCGCTCCCGTGGCGTCATCGAGGGTGTCTGCGCCGCGCTGACCATCCCTGTGACGCTGATCACAGCCCCCAAATGGAAGAGAGCTGTGGGCCTGCCCGCAGGCAAGAACAAGGAGCTCTCGCGCGCCGAGGCAGTGCGCCGATGGCCCGCGCTCAGCACGATGTTTGCTCGCGTCAAGGACGACGGCCGGGCAGAGGCGGCGCTAATCGGTCTCGCTGGCAGCATGGGAGGCAAGTGATGGACGTCGAAGTCATGCTGGAGAGCCGTGGCTACACGCTCGAACAGGTGCAGAAATTTCGGGCCGACCCCGCCGCGCCTATGCCGCCGCGCGAGCGAGAGGCTCTTACCGCCGCCGCCTCTTTGGTCGACGCGATGGGGGCCGCGGAGAGACATTTCTACGCAATGAGATGCGAGGCGGCGGCGACGGTTTTCAAGAGCCCCACGCGCATCATTCAGGAAACCGTATCGGCGTTATACGGCATCGCGCGCCCTCACATAATAGGGCCGCGACGCCGGAACGAGTTCGTCAAGCCCCGACAGATTGCTGTCTGGATCGCTTACCAGCTCGCGCCAGGGGCGTCAATCGCGGCTATCGGGAGAGCTTTCGGCGGCCGGGACCATACGACGATCCTCTATACGGTGCGCAAGGTGCCCGTGATGATGGCGGCTGATCCGGCCTACAAGGCCGAGGTAGATCGCGCCATGGCGGCCTGCGAGGAGGCTCTTCCCGTGCCCCTCAAGGAGGCGTGATGGCTCGCAAGGCAAAAACGCCTCGGCGCTTTGAGCCAGAGGAAAAAGACCCCTCGCCCCAGCGCGCGGGGGTGCTCAAGCATATTCCGCAGCCGGTCTCGGCGCGCTATCAGCGCCACCTTGAGAAACGCTACGGCCAGAAGCGCTTGCCAGTCGAGGGCTTAGAATGAGGGAGTTCAGCCCCTCGACGCGGATGCAGATCGAGGCAGTAGGGCGCTGCATCGAGCGCCTGCCTCTGGCTCGCAAGGGGTTACGCGGCTCTGAAATGGCCCTTGAGGAGACGATCCTCAAGACGTTGCTGGTGCGCCTTGAGGATGCCGAGAAGCGGGAGACAGAGCGCAAATGACGGCCAGCGAATTGGTCGATCAGCTCGTTGGAGCTGGGGCTACGCCGGAGATTATCGCCATCGCGGTAAGGGCTTACGAGGCAGCCGGCGCTCCTAAGCCTCGGTCTCCGGCGGCCCTACGGCAGCAGCGTTATCGTGACCGTCACATGAGCGTAACGCGTGACGTAACGGGTGACGTTACTGGTGACGTAACGCCCCCCTCCCCCTCCCTTCCCCCTTGTTCCCCCCCCAC